CTGCATCGAATACTACATATACTGGGCGTGGTGGTGGAGGAATGAGGATTGGCAGATGATAAAGATTGCGCATGAATGCATGGCTAATGTTAAAGAAGATATAAAGCCACTGCTTGATAAACATTGGGCAGAGACTGAGCCAAACCAAGATACAATACCACTAGACCCAGACTGGAAAGAATATGCTTTGCTAGATCAGATGGGCATATTGCACATATTTACTGCTAGGGAAGGTGGCGAGCTAGTTGGTTACTGTGTGGTTATGGTATCAAAAAGCATTCACCACAAAGATCATATTTTTGCTTCTACTGATGTAATTTATGTAAAGCCTGAGTATAGAAAAACTGCTACTGGTTCAGACCTAATTAAATTTGCAGAATCACATTGCAAAGAAAATGGTGTTTCTCTGATGACTTTAAATATGAAAACAGAGTTTCCCTTTGACAACCTAATGACGCGCATGGGATTTAATCTTTTAGAGCGTGTTTACCACAAATGCTTTTTAGGGTAATAGAATGGCTACAGCAGTAATAGCAGGGCTAGCAACCGCAGGCGGGGCAGTTATCGCAGCAGGTGGTTTAGCAGGTTTGAGCTTATTTGGGCTTGGTGTTGCTGGCAGCCTTGCGGCTGCTTTTGCTATTGGTGCTGGTTTATCTTTGGTATCGCAAGCCCTAATGCCAAGCATTGATTTAGGGGCTGCTATGGAAGGCAGGTCAATAACAACAAGAGAAGCTGCACAATCGCGCAAGATAGTCTATGGCCGAGCTAGAGTGGGCGGGAATATCGTTTACCTTGAGTCAACAGGCACAGACAATAAATACCTTTGGTTGGTTATTGCTGTAGCTGGGCATGAGATTGATGCCTTCGAGGAGGTCTGGTTTAACGATGTTAAAATATGGGATGGTAGTTTTGTTGGGACTTGGGGCAACTATGTAAGCATAGGTTTCCACAAGGGAGATCAGACTACAGCCGATGCAGGTTTAAACGCAGCGTCAACTAAATGGACATCAGACCACAAGCTGCTAGACACAGCCTATATGGTGGTCAGGCTGACCTATGACGTTGATCAGTTTGCTAATGGCTTGCCTAATATCTCAACTGTAGTTCGCGGGAAAAAGGTTTTAAACCCTGCCACCAGTGTGACTGAATGGTCTCAGAATCCAGCCTTGTGCGTTTATGATTACTTGCGAGATACTAAATACGGTTTGGGTGAGACTGTAGGAAATATCTTAACGTCTAGCATTACTGCTGCTGCAACAGTTTGTGACGAAACGGTAACGCTTGCTGCTGGTGGGACTCAAAAGCGATATCAATTAGATGGCGTTGTAGATACTGCTGGCTCTATAAAAGGCAACTTAGACTCGATGCTCGGCTCTATGATTGGGCGGCTTGTTTTCTCGGCAGGTAAGTTTGAGATATATGCAGGCGAATATGTGGCCCCTACCTACAGCGTAGATGAATCGGTCGCTGTTGGTGATATAAGCATCCAGACCAAGCAGTCTAGGAGAAACGCTTATAACGGTGTGAAGGGTGTTTTCTTGTCAGAGGAAGACAACTATATTCTTGCTGATTACCCTGCACAGATATCCAGCACTTTTGCCGCTGAAGATGGTGACCCTATCTATTTAGATATGCCTCTGCCTTTCACGGTAAACAACATTCGCGCACAACGTATTGCAAAGCTGGCCTTGTTCCGTAGCCGCCAGCAAGAAGCAATAACCATACCCTGCAACCTTAGTGCTTTACGTTTTAAGATTGGCGACAATATCAACGTAACGAATGCTCGACTGGGTTATTCCAATAAGGTGTTTGAAGTTGTTGGGTATAACTTAGATTTTGCCAATGGGCAGATTATAGTCAACGTAGATGCTATTGAAACTGCTGCATCTATTTGGGACTGGACTACCTCAGACGAAGAAGTATATCTTGGCGCTGGTGAGGTTGCTCTGTATGACGGTCTAACTGCTGCTGCCCCTACTAGCCTAAACATTACAGGCCATTCGTTCCTTAACTCTGACGGCACTTTCAACACCGCATTCAATGTTGCGTGGACTGACGCAGATGATGCGTTCACTGATCACTATGTTGTCGAGTGGAAAAAAGCATCAGATAGCAACTACTTCACTATGGATGCAAAGGCATCACCAGCAGTAATTACTGGCTTACAGAACAGCCAGCAATACAATGTGCGAGTTAAAGCTGTAAACGAAATTGGCGTATCGTCAACATATATATCCTCTGCCCCTACTGCGGCTGTCGATAC